CCCGGAGTTCTAACATTGGTTTTCCTTTGTTATAACTAATCCCAAGTTCAGAAATTCTCTTGGTTTTCCAAGCAGAAATTCTGTCTGTTGGTGGTCTATATGTACCATTTATCATACTTTTGATTTTACTTAAACCAAATATAATATTTGTTTTAAGATTTATTATAGGATCTGCAGAAGCAGTCTCATAATAAATTTCAAAAGTACTATTTGTAACTTTAAAACCTTGCTTGATAATTTGACCATAGGTTAATAAAGATTGAATTTTGTTTCAATCTTTATCATAGCTATGTATTTTGTCTATATCAAGGTCTTGAATTTCTTTTGCGGCATTGTGTAATACAATGTCATCCTCAAGAATCCAAGTTCTAGTCTTCTCATAAGAGCGACTATAACTGTTATAAATAGTGATAAATAATGGAATATCACCCAATCTAGAGTAGTGATACTCTATCTCAGAATAGTGTTTAAAACTCTATCTGAGAGATTGGCAAGGTTTTTAGAAACCTTAATGATATAATTAGACATCCCAATGATGAGAATTCTTTTATACTCTAAAAGAGCTACTCTCTCATTAGGAATTTGGTATGGAGCATTATCATCGGTCATTAACGCAAATAAACTTATTAGTTTATCATACGTATAATAACCGAACTCCATATCAAAAGCTAAATTCAACAGCTTGATATTATGACTTATCTTCTATTAGAGTTAAAACCGTGTTTTAGACACATGTTTAGAACCCTTTTTGACCCTAATAATAATAGATAATTTATAATATAGGGATTGCAACAAATTTACCAAAGAATAGTTAGAAGATCAATGGTTACCTTATAGGTACACCAGTAATCTCCTGTCTAAAGGTCTTATTCATCTCTTAGCAAATTCATATGTATCTTTAGATACATGTATTTTGTTAACAGATATCTCTACACCCATTTTGGGTGTAAGAGTAAATACCGGTTAAGATGATTAAGTACCCATAGGTTGACCAGTTGAATATTAATATATTTAACTGAACCACCCTCTGGTACTTCGAATTTCCTATTAAGGAAATCCATCTGTTGCAGAAGATAAATCTAATGATCAAAAACTGTGACCATTATCATCTCATTCATTTAAAGGATCTTGAGTATAGGTCCTGTCACATTTAAAATGTGTAAGCATTTTTCATGAATTTATCATGAATTTTGCTTCAGGATCCTTAACAAAAGATAATCTCCCGTTAAATTTAGATTTAACAGGAAGATTATTATCTCAAGAGATTTTATATTGTTTACAAAAGTAATCAATACCTTCGTCAACGTTGAGGGACCTTCAGGTCCCACTTTAACAGAAAGGAAAAATATCCTTTTTGTCAAACGTTAGAAGGGTTTGAGATAAATGGAACTTTTGGACGAATTTATTGATAAGGTTCTACTTTATCCCACTCTTTTCCATTTAATGAAAAAGAGCGTGAAAAGTTAAAAACCGTCATAACAAGTTTTAAAGCTTGTAAACTATGACCATCAACAAATTCCTTCAAGAACAACAGTTTTTGGGCCACCCATCTTTAGTGAGACCAATTAGTCTCAACCCCAATTTTTCTTAGCTTTAAAAGCCAAGTAAAATAAGGTCTAAAGAAAGGTTTTAAGTTATATTGAGGAAAACACAATGTTAAAATCCTTTTAAGAATTTTAATAAGTATTAAACTCATATATCTTAAAGTGGTAATTAGATGTCAATTATGACCAATACACACACCTTATTATAAATAAGGAGGGGACTAACCAAGTTCCCAAGTGCGTAGCCTGTATCTATGCAACCCGTTACCGGACACAGATTAAGACCTAAGAGAAGAGAGGTCTTCCTCTATTCTTTGATGGTTAGATCTTAAACAAAATAAGATCTAAGTGCTTAGGCACCTTCGACCCGAAAGGG